AAGTTTGTCTCATAAAAGGATTGAAGTTGTTGGTATCTAAACAACGTTGATATTCTTCATCAGTCATACCACGCTTAGATAGATTACCATCTTTCTTGATGTAGGGTGTAACCTCTTTAGTGTCTACCCATTTAGGTTTAAATGTTTCGTGTACCTCTGATTCAATGAGTTGTTTCTTTTCTCTAAGCTCTGCTAATAAACTTAGGGCTGATTGCATATCAAAAGCAAAACCATCTTGCTCCTGTTGTTTCATAATCTTAGCAATGCCTTGTTCAATATCAATTGACTGAGGTGAAAAACCTTTTGATTCTTTGCGAAGTTCTTGTAGTACTCTAGTGTTTAACTGTACATCCCGTACACAATAGTTTAACATATCAGTAGAGTAATTAAGATAATCTTCAAACTCAATCTTAGGATAGCCTAACTTATAACCCCACGTTTCAAGACTGTGTCCACCATCACGTGTTGGATTAAAGAGTCTGGATAAAACTAAAGTGTCAATAAGTTTTTTATCACTAAGCTTTACTCCTCCAAACTTTTCCACAACTGGAATATCAAATCCAATAATGTTATGACCAATCAGTCTGTCGGCTGTGGTAAGAAACTGATACCCTTCTTCTAACTTATTAGGTGGGAACTTAAATATCTCACCTGAGTCAGGATTCTGGGCAACGATACACCATACCTTTGTGGCATGGATATCATCTGTTTCTATATCAAATACTAAATCCATTAAAAGCCTTCATCCCCAGAGTTATCAAACTCTATGTCTTCGTTAGTTAATTCAGATAGTCTACCGGTTTCTGCATCATAGATAACTCTAGCTGCCATACCTACATCACCTGTGTATCTTGATTTAAGTACACGTAGTCTTGTAGTCCTAGCTTCATCTGGGTCGTCTGATTGTTGATTACGTTCTAATGCAATAACACAATCGGATAGTTGACCAATACTATTAGAGCCACGTAGATGAGAGAGACTTACTTCAATACCATTCTCGTGTCCTTTGTTTCCATCGACACGTCTGAGATGTGATACAAGTATAATCCCTGCACCAGTCTCTTCAACTAAACTTCTAAGTCTAGTCATAATAGAATCAATGGCTCGTCTCTCATCACCTTCATGTACAGCACTTACTAACATGTGCAAGTGATCTACGACCACCCACTTACAGTCACATCCAATAATCATAAAGCGAAGCTTAGTAAAGATATCATCAATGTCGTTAGTGCCAAAGTGGGAATGAACCCATACTCTGTTTTTATTCTCACCATCGTACAAGATGTCAAACATCTTATCAAGTTCTTCTTTAGAAAACTTCTCACGTTCTTGGTCAATGTATAACCTAGCGTTAGCTTCAATGGAAAGTATACCATCAATGGTACGTCTCCAGTCTTCTTCTAATGCTATGATACCTACGTTGTCCTGTGTTTGTTTCACAAGCCAATGCTCTATCTCTCTGGTTACACTAGACTTACCAAGTCCTGTTCCACCTGTAAGAGTTACAAGCTCACCCTGTCTCAAGCCATACAGCTTTTTGTTGAGTCCTTCATAAGGATATGGGATGCTTTGTTTCTTCTCACGATTATGAAACTTCTCACGTTGCTCTGTAACATTTATAACACCGGATGGTGTATAAACTTTAGCAGACCACCAAGATTCAACGAAGTCCTTATGTCGGTTAGACTTAAGCATATCGTTAGGGTCTTTAAACCCATTAGGAAGTGTGAGTATCCTAGCCTTACCCGGCTTGAAAAGTCTTGCAACCTTTACAGATGCATCCTTTCCTGCTTTATCATTATCAAAAGCCACGATCACGTTTTCAAAGTTATCAAAGAACTCTAAGCTTTCCTTGATATCTCTTACTGCACCTTGTGCTCCACGCTTGATGGATACCACAGCCCACTTACTACCAAGTAGTTCGTAAGCTGCCATAGCATCACACTCCCCTTCGGTTATGGTGACATACTTGCCACCCTTAAACAACTGCTGACCAAATAGTCCTGTATCATTATAACTACCTTGTACAAAGAAATCTTTAGTAATAGAGTTCCTGCATTTAGTAGCTGACAATTCATGTCCATTATAATATGGATAGAAATGTTTAATGACCTGACCTTTTAAGTCTTGAACAGCTTTGACCCCAAACTTCTGTGCAGTTCCTTGAGATATTTTTCTGTCCGTCAATGCAATGAAGCTACCCTCAGTTACATTGTCAGGCTGTTTAGTTTGTGTTGGTTGTGATTGTGTCATAGTGTTCCCGTTACATGCTTGTTCATAGTTAGGCATAAATTCTCCACAACTGAAACACTTTGCCGAGCCATCTTGATTGACTCCTACAGCATCACTACTGTTGCAAAGTGGACAGGGTTGTTTCAACTTATCCCAAGTTGTATCATTCATGTTAGCCCTCCTCAAGACTATGTGTTATCTTTTTCTACTTTAGATTCATCCTCTATAGTTTCTGGGTCGTCTCCAACAAACTGACCTTTCTCATTACGAGCAGGTTCTGTTTCAACAATTGCTTCGTCTCTACCGTTAAGCAACTCTTCTAAGTTGGCTCGATGTGTACGACTTGCAAAGTCTAAAGCTTCTATGATAACTTGTAAGTTACCTACTTTCTGTACTATGACAGTTGCTTCTTGCTTAACACCATCGTCACTAATGTTGTTGACATCATAAGATGTAGTTCCATCATCGTTGTTAATACTAATAATCATAATTAAAACTCCTCGTTATCTGTGTCACCTTCAACATATTCTATCAAGTTCTCTACCTTTACAGCCATGAGTTCAGCGAACTGACCGTAATCATTCTTGTAAGGTTTGATCTTGACAACAACTTCTGAACCATTACCTACGCTGACATCCAGATCATTCCCATCTGTATCAACAAGTTTAGGTGCAGGATTTGCAGTACCATCATTTCTTGTAGCTCTCTTGCTAAAAGTAAATGCAGGTTCATCATACTTAGGCTGTCCTGCTCTGTCTCTAACTTGATTAAGACCCATGCCTTCAAGTTTAGATGCAGTATCAGGGTCTGTAAGAACAGTTAGCCCATACTTGTGAGGTTGAAACCTCGTGTTTGGCGATGTGATATTAGCCCACATTGCCTTACCATTTACATACTCATACATATTATTTCCTCCATCGGTTTGTATTAAGTGTCCGGTTTTAGGTGGCACAAGACCGGAAACTTGTAGATATTATAAGTTAAATAAAGGAGGGCAAAACTTCTTATAATATACCTTCGTATTAATCCCTAATAGCAGTGAGTATCTCTTCCCAAAATGTTAGTGGAGTATCATCCAGATGTACTATAAACGTATCATCTAGTTTGTCCACCACATGCCCTACATTTGGATAGTGTTCCGTCATATACAATCCAAACTTCCTGTACTCATCACGAGTAAGTATCTCTGTATTGTATTGATCTCTTTCTGCTAAGTAGTTCATCTTAATAAGCTTGTATTATAACACAAGTTGCTACAAAAAGCAACAGTTAAATGTTAATTGTTATAGGTAATGTACAACCTACAATTGTCACAGGACTATCAAACTCTAAATCCATGACATAATTAAGTGTAGCTTGTTTAACTTTGTTAGGTACTTTACCATCGTATTGAACATCAACAACATTGCCATTAAACAAATCATAGATCACTGTAAACTTTAATGTTCTTTTGATCGTAATGTTTTCAATATAATCAGAGTAAGGTCTTGGTGATCTAACCTTTGGACACGTCATTAACTCTGGCTCTGGCTCTGGTAGTATTTCTGGCTCTCCTGTTATATGTGTACCTGTAAGCACCCCAAATCCAGCATTAACACCTAAGTCTGGTAATGGTTCTGGCTCTACATACTTTTCAATAACCACAGTTGCAACCGGTGGTTTGTTTAATCGTTCATCTAAATCATTTAAGATTCTATAAATCTCTGAGTTAGTTTCTTCCATTGCATCTAGTCTATCTGATAACTCAACTAAAGAATTACGATAGCTTTCTCTGGTAGATTCTATTAAGTCTGCTTGTCTACCTACGCTTTGAAACTCTTCGCTGAGAGACAGGAAAGATTTGTTTAACCTTGTAAGTCCTGCTTTGTTTTCATTGATGTTATCTGTTGTGATATTGACTGAGCTAACAATAGCAACAATCATTGCCACTATTACTGCACTAAATATTATTTTAAATTTCATTTTACGCTACCTCCTGTGTAGTCCACCATGTGGGTTTAGTTCTGTTCTGTTCCCACTTGGCATAGTGTTTTTCATTGATTACATATCTACGATACGCAACGATTGGGTCATTGTGTTTGTATTCCTCCGGCATAGCCTGTGCTAATGGTGTCATATCACCAATGTTTATATTAAGTGGTAGTTGCATAAGAGGTGTTGATAGTTTATCAAAACTTAAATGCGATCTACCATATCTGTGACTGTACTCAACGGACAAGGCTATGAAGTGCCGATACAACCATGAGTAGTTAGAACTAGATTCTCTTGCCCAGATAGTACAAGGATGATTCCAGTAGGCACGTTTGTAAAGTCCTTGCTTGTCTGCCCACTCATCACCATCCAGTTCTCTGTGTGCTGTGCATAACATCTGTGCTGTTTCTAGTGGCATCTTGACTAGCATCTTATCAGGCTGTGCTTCTGCTGATATAGTAGGACATTCATCAAAATAAAATATGTTCATTCGTTTTCCTCATCATCATCCTCATCGTCTGTCAAAACTTCAAGATGAGTATTCAACCA